ACAAACATCACAAGAAGAACCAATACAAACATCTGAACCAGAACAAGAACCAGAACCAATACAAACATCTGAACCAGAACAAGAACCAGAACCAATACAAACATCTGAACCAGAACAAGAACCAGAACAAGAACCAGAACCAATACAAACATCTCATGGAATAGATGCTTCAATTCAGGAATCTGTGTATGATAAAGAATTAACAGAATTTAACTATATTAAAGCTCCACCAGACGGAACATGTTTATTTTATTGTATAGCATACCATATTATTGGATTAGAAAGAAGTGATTCACAAACACCAACAGGTAAATCGCCTATATTTGATATAAAAGTTAAAAACAACAATGATAATTGTGATAAAGCACTAATGTTAAGAACATTTTTATATCGTTATTATTTGGATAATTATGATAGAGATACTAATGATTTTAACTTAGATTTTAAAGAACAAATACAATTACAATATTATAATGGAGATATAGATTATTTACAAAGCAGACAAAGAGGTGAAACAAATGATACTAGATCCATTAATAAATCTGTAATTGAATGGATAGAAGAATTAAATCCGGATAATCTTAAAAATGATAGCTACAAATGTAATACAAACATTTGGGGAAACATGACAGATTTACATGCTTTATACAATTTACTTTATGAAAGTTTTGGTATAACCTTAATTGTATATCATACACAATATAAAAAATTCTATAAATTTCCTTTTGTATATAGTGAAAAAGAATTATCGGGATCTGAAGTGTTAGATGAAGAATTTGAACAATTATATAGTAATAGAGATGTTATATTTATAGTTTATCCAGGTCATCATTACGATATATTAGAAAAAAAAAATGAGTCATATAGACATCCTCGTTATAGCATTTCTAATTTCCAAGGTGGAGGTAATAACAACTAAAATAATTATAGTTTTTAATAGACTGATAATAGGTAAATAATAATTTATATTTATTATAATTTAAAAATAATTTATGATAAATAATAATGTGGAAAAATTGGCTATTAAAACCATTTGTATGTCTATCCTCGGGGTATATCGCTCAAACTATTGTATGGAATATTTACGAAGTTAAACACACATTTAACAAAGAACATAATTTATGCGATTATAGAAGAGAATATTCAAACAGAATGCTGGCTTTTTGGACAGGTATAGTAGGTTCATTTGTAATCATGAGATATTATAGCTGTGAAACTCCTAAATTACTAAAGAACGAGTAGTTTATTTATTGATTTTGGTCATAGTTTTATCCAAAAGATCTGGGTTGTAAATCATATTCCCAGATGGTGTATATTCACGAATTTGTTTATATTCTTTCTTATTTTCTGTATTTGGTATGTTATTCGTTTTTAAAAGCAAATTATCTACTTCATTTGATGCCGAAGTAATTAATTTACTAGATGTATTATCATTATTATCACTATTTAATACTTTTCCATGACCATCTACCTGCATACCTGTTTTTTTCTTTATTTCGGTTCTAACATATGATGGTACCCAGTGATTCCAGCATATAAAAATAACATTAGGATGTACATATTTTACATTAAATCCATTATCAGATAATTTATCCATTAAGTAAGCTATACATGCTCCTTGATCATATTTTGGAACCCCGATCATTACTTCAGGAACTAAAAACCAACAGAATTGTTCATCGATTTTTTGACGAGCAGTAACTTTAATTTTATTATGAATTCTTGCTAATAATTTGTTATATATTTCTAGTTTATTTAAATCATATTTTCTTTTTTTTTCATATAATTCATCTAAATTTAGTTTATCAGAAAAATTTTCAAGAGAATCTAAATTAAAAATATGAGACATTATTAAGTTATTGCAGGAAAAAAAGTTTTAAGATAATACTTAATTAAATATTAATGACTATTAAACATTTAGTTTTAGTAGGAGGTGGACCGAATGTTTTTATTCACTATGGTATATTAAAAACTTTATCACAAAAAGATTATATTAATATAAAAAATATAGAATCAATACATGCAACATCATGTGGTAGTATTGCTGGTTTAATATTATTATTAACTACTAATTGGGATGATATCGATAATTATTTAATTAATAGACCATGGGAAAAAATTTTTACAATTAAACCAACACAATTAATTAGTTCAATTAAAACACTAGGTATATATGATTCTTCATTATTTATTGATATGTTTAAACCATTTATGGAATTAAACGATATGAATATTGATATAACATTAAAAGAATTTTATGAATTAAATAAAGTAAATTTTTATTTTTATGTTACTAAATATGACGATATTGAATCATGTACTATTAGTCATAAAACTCATCCTGAATTAAAATTATTTACTGCTCTTCATATGACATGTGGAATTCCTATAATATTTAAACCAGTTTTATATGAAAATAAATTATATTTTGATGGTGCTTTATTTAAAAATTATCCATTAAAAGATTGTATTGAAAGTATAGAAGACATTAACCATGATGAAATTTTTGGTATAAGACAAAGTAATATTACTTACGATGAAGAAAAAGAAGAAAATAATGAAAATGAAGAAAAACCAATATTAGAAAATTTAGATTTATTTAAATTTTTGTATAATTCTATATCGAAATTAATGCAACATATAAATGTTGTTAATTATAAAGACTATAATTTAAAAAATGAAATTCAAATAAAAATTCACAATGCTGATTTTGCTTTTTGGAAAAAGGTAATGTCAAGTAAAGAACAGCGAGATGAATTAATAAAGGAGGGCGAAGAATATGCGAATAAGTTTTTAAATAATTAAAATTATATAATTAGAATTATTTAATTAGTTAACATATCCAAAAATTGTTTTAAACTATTTGAATCAGGTTTTGCGTCATAATCATAAGTTTTACCATCTTTTACCGCTTTTATAGTAGGAAATCCTTCGATACTGAATTTATCTAACAATCTTTTAATTTCAATATCTTCATCATTGGTACAATTAATAGTTTTAATATTAATTTTGTATCCATTTACAACCTTTTGATCATATGTGCTTTTAAATTCATCCCATACAGGTTGTGCCTTCTTACAGTAAGGACACCAGTCAACAGTAAACATCATTACATCGATATATTCTGTAACATTTTCTCTTTCTCCAGGAACATATTCTTTATTTGCTACATATTCAGGGTTCATTTGTGGTTGAACATAATTTTTAAATACATAAAATATAGCTAAAATAAGTAACAATACAGCAATCATGATACCAATAAACTTCCAATTAAAAGTAATGAATTTCCAATTAAAATTAGCCATTCTTTTAAATATATATATAGTAATTATATTTTTATAAAATATATACGAATTTATATATAAAAATATATTATCTATAAATATAATGTGGTTTAGAACTATAAACGGTAATTTAATAGAAATTAATAGAAATGATTATTTATCATGTAAGGACTATAATATTTCAATAATGGAGACTATTTTAAGTAAAAAACAACCAGATACAGAAAATGTGTTAGAATATGTATTAAATATTATTAAAAATAAATAAAATTATAGATTAATATAATTATAAAAAAACAAAAAATACTATTGTATAAAATTGAATTTCTTAAATTATTATATTTATTTTGAAAGATATTTTTTTTTAAACTAGATATGTGTTTATAACTTGAATACAATAATAGATAAACAGTATATAAAAGAACAGAAATTATAACATATTTAAAAATATTAGATAAATAAGGAGTCATTTTTTTTGATAATAATGTATAGGCAATTACTAATATTATAGAAACAATAAAATAGTTATATGATGCGTTTATAGATTTAGAATATACAATAATTGGATTGGCTTGATTCATATAATATTATTAAATATTATTAATATAAAATCTAACAATATATTAATAATAACTTATGAAAAGATTCAAAAAAAATATTAAAAAAACTATTAAAAAAAATAAAAAAAATAGAACTACTAGAAAAAAACGAATATTTACTAAAAAACAATATACTAGTGGTGATGGAATGTTGACTACAGTTTGGGGTCCTAGTATGTGGCATTATTTACATACAATGAGTTTTAATTATCCAAATAATCCTACTAAAGAAGAAAGAGAACAATACAAAAGTTTTATATTACAATTACAATATGTTTTACCTTGTAAATATTGTAGAGTAAATTTAACAAATAATTTTAAACATATGCCTATAAAAGAATGTCATATGAAAAATAGATTCACCTTTTCTAAATATATGTATGATTTACATGAAATTGTAAATAAGATGTTAAAAAAGAAATCAAATTTATCATATTGTGATGTTAGAGAAAGATATGAACATTTTAGAGCAAGATGTTCAAAAAAAGAAAAATTATTTAAATTTAATAAAACAAGAAAGGAAAAAGGTTGTACCGAATCATTGTATGGAAAAAAGGCAAAATGTGTAATTAAAATAGTACCACAAGAAAATAAATGTAAAACATTTCAAATGGATAATAAATGTGTAAAAAAGTCATTTTAGAAAAAAAAACATATCTTATAATATTAAGTATATGAAAGGTAGTGATATTTGGTTGTCAATAATTATATTTTTTATATTTTTACTTCTATTTTTATTCAATATTATATCTGTAGGAATAAAAAACATTAAAGAAAATTGGCCACAATATAGATGTAATCCTATGACTATGGCATTTTCACAAGATTTGGGTAATATAAGTCCAAGTGAAAATTTTACATATTGTGTACAAAATATGCAACAAGATTTTATGGGTGAAATTTTAGGCCCTGTAAATTATTCATTAAGTTTAGTTAGCACATTAGGTGGTGATTTAGTTGAAGGTATTCAAAGTATAAGACATATGATGGATTTTTTAAGAGAGGCATTGGGAGGTATATTAAGTAAAATTTATGATACATTTTTAAACATTATTATAGAATTTCAAAAATCATTAATTTCATTAAATGATATGGTACATAAAATAATAGGCATGATGTATACTTTAATGTATACTATGGAAGGTACTGTACATGCTATGGAAAGTGGGTGGAATGGACCACCGGGTAAATTATTAAAAGCTTTAGGTTGTTTTGATCCAAATACTAAAATTAAATTAGCAACAGATGAAATAGTTAAAATGAAAGATCTTAATTTAGGAGATAAATTACTTAGTGGAAGTATTGTTATGGGTCTAATTAAATATAATAATATTGATGAAAATGGTAATTATATACAATCACTATATGAAATACCATATGGTGAAAATAATGATATTGTTTATGTAACAGGGGAACATTTTGTTTGGGACGGAAAGAGATGGAATTATAGTAAAAATCATCCTCTTGCCAAAAAATCAACAATACAGTTAAAAGAGTTTTCATGTTTATGTACATCTGATAATAAAATTCAAATAGGTAAAAACTTATTCTGGGATTACAATGATACAGAAGAGATGAGCAAAGGATTAAATTAATACAATTTAATGTATAAATATAGTAAAAATTATATTTATACTATATAGTTAACTTATGGATTCAAGTGATCAAAATATTTTTATTGAATTAAAAAAGAAATTTTATCGTTCTACTTATTCAGATAAATATGGAGGGTCAATATTTTCAACTTTTTTTATATTGACATCAATTACATTATTAATACTTTATTATCAATTAATGAAAAATGCGTCAGATATTAAAGCAGATTGGACAAATCAAAGATGTTCACCCAAAGTATTACCATTTGCCGGACAAATAAACGCACCTCCAGGAACATCACAATTCGAATATACGGCTGAAAATTTTACCTATTGTGTAAATAATATTGTTGAAGACACAGGATCAATGGCTATTATGCCTATAAATTGGATAATTTCAATTGTAATGAATACATTGAAAATGTTAATGGAATCAATAAATAAGATAAGGGCATATTTATCTGGATTAAGAGTTATGTTAATGAGTATGGTATCTGAGATATATCAAAAAATATTAACAGTTTTAATTCCAATTCAACAAATAATGATAACTTTATTGGATTTAATGGGAAAATTAAATGGTATATTTCAAACAACATTAGGTCAGGCGGAAGGGAGTTATAATGTATTAGCCAGTTCTGTTGGGGCAATACATGAATTTATTGTAATTATATTATTAATATTAGTAGCAATTATAATTCCATTATGGATAGTACCTGTTACATGGGGAGCTGCTGCGTCAATGACCGCTATATTTGTAGCAATTATGATACCATTATCAATTATAGCTATTTTTATGGATATAATATTTAATTTATCAGGATCAGGAATACCTAGTGCTCCTGGTTGTTTTGATGAAAATACAAAAATTATGACACAAGATAATAAAAGTGTTAATATTAAAGATATTGAAGTAGGTACAAAATTATACGATGGTTCAATTGTAACAGGAATAATGAAAATGAGTGCTTATGGGAATGATATGTATAATTTAAATAATATTATTGTAAGTGAAAATCATAGAGTATTATTTAGAAATAAACTAATAAAGGCAAAAAATCATCCAGAAGCTTATAAAATAAAATATAATAAATTATTTATTTATTGTTTAAATACATCGTCAAAATATATTGTAATTGATAATTATAAATTTACTGATTATGATGATCTTGACAAAAAAGAAATAAATGAACTTAAATATATGTTTTCTGATTTTAAAACTACTGATTTACATCATAAATATGAAGGTGGAATGAGTAAAGATACGAAGATAAAATTATTAAACGGAGATGATAAATATATAGATGAATTAAGTATTTATGATAAATTGCCTAATGGAGAAATTGTATTAGGATTAATAGAGATTCAGGGAAATGTCGATAAATATAAATATCATTTATATAATTTAGAAATAACAGCAGGAACCAACTTAAGTTTTTATGATTCTAATTTAGGAATTATACACAATATTTCAAATAGTTTATTGAAAGAAAAGATTCGTCATAATAATGAAAAATTATATTCAATTATAACTGATACAGGATATTTTACAATTGATAATTATAAGTTTTATGATTATAATGGCGTATTAGATGCCTTTTTGAAGAAAGAACATAAAAATATTATAAAAAATATATTAAAATAAATTTTAATCTATGATTTATGTATAAGTTATGGATTTAAAATTATTTGGTAAAAAAATAAGTTTATCATTAATCATTTCTTTAGCAACATTATCTATTGTTCTTTTTACATGTTGTTCATGTTGCCACACTGATAATGTACTTGAAGCAATGACTGGTAAAAAGAAGAAGGAAGGTTTTAAAGAAAAACATGATAATATTCATAATACTCAAACAAAGATGCCTGGTACTATTGTTAATGTAGCTCAGCCTGCACCTGTTGCGAGTGCATCTCCAACAGTTCCTCAACATACTCATCAGCAACATACACAAGGACAGGGACAAGGTCAGCTTCCTTTTAATTTAAATATTCATTTAAAAGACAAAAAAAAGAATGGAAGTAGTACAACTGAACAAGCATCTACAACAGATGCCTCTACATCAGGCGATTCTACTACTACAACCGAAGGTTTTTCTACTTTAGATAGCACTACCGGAAGTTCTT